AAAATTGACATACACGCTCTATTAGGGAGACTTATCTAATGTCCAACTACACAAAGACAACTAACTTTGCAGCAAAAGATGCTCTCTCTTCTGGCGATCCTAACAAGATAGTTAAAGGTACAGAGATCGACACTGAATACAACAACATTGCGACAGCAGTGGCTACTAAAGCTAACTCTGCTAGTCCTACTTTTACTGGTACTGTTACAGCCGCTACCGTAAACGTCACAGGCACACTGACGGCTGACACAATTACTGGAGGATCGTACTAATGGCTATTCTGCCTAAACAGATTAGAACCACAATGCCCGGACAAGCCCAAGTTCCAGGAATGTTTGCTGGTGGCTCGCCTGCGCGTATTAACGACCCTTTGGAAGCAATTCGCTACGCACAAGCACAACCTACGCAGTCTACAGGCTTTGACACTACACTGCCTACACAGGCTCCTGTAGCTGCTCCTACCACTGTAGGGCTTACTGGTATACCTTCTGCACCTAGCTCAGTAGGCGCTGGTGAGGTTGCTTTAGGTGGCGTTTTAGGTGGTCTATTGGGAGGTGGTATAGACTTACAGAATGTTCTAGGCACTGCTGGACAGGCTTATCTAGGCCAAGAAGCTATCTCTGCTCCTTACGAGGTAGGTCGTGCTGGTTTAGAGATGGCAGAGCAGGTAGGACAGCGTGGTGCAGAAACAGCAGCATTTAGACCCTACACTGTCACCAGTAACCTAGCTCGTGTTGGCACAGACCCTTCTGGTGGCTTTACTACACAACTAAGCCCAGAGCAACAGGCTCTACAGAATCAAATCATGGGACAAGCTGGTGGGTTCTTCAATCAACTACAGGCTGACCCTGCTGCTGTACAGGCTGGCATTTACGAAGACATTAGAGCCACACAGCGTCCTGAAGAGGAACGTCAGCGTCTAGCGTTAGAAGAGCGTATGCTGTCACAAGGTCGCTTAGGACTGTCCTCTGATGCCTATGGCGGTGCTTCTCCTGAGCTACTGGCTATGGAGACTGCACGACAGGAGGCTATGGCACGGGCTAACATAGGTGCTAGACAGCAGGCATTAGCAGAGCAAGCACAGACTGCATCACTTGCTGGTGGACTGTTAGGCTCTGGTTACATACCACAGCAACAAGCACTGTCGTTGCTACAGGCTAGTCAGATTCCTGCTGGATATGCTGATATTGGTCGCAGAACAGGTGCTGAGTTAGGTGCTAAGTCTGGATTGGCTGGTATTGAGGCGCTGTTGCAAGGTACTCAGTTGTCTCAAGAAGCACAGCTACAGCTTAACAAAGACTTATTAACGTCTATAGCAGGTAGACAAGACCCTCTAACTGCTAGCTTTAGTGGTGGTTTGTTAAGCAGTATCCTAGGCGGTAGAGAGTCTACTCAAGATATGCTAACATTGCCTACAACAGCTACTGACTCTTTCTTAGGTGGTAGTGACTTTTTAAGCAGTATTTTCTTACCTGAAGTAACTAACCCATACGATACAGGTTCTTTGTTTAGTGGTTATGTTCCACCAGCTATTCCATCACCAGGACAGCAAATAAACTTAGGCAACATACAAGCCCCTGATGACTTTGGTTATCAACTTTAAGGAGACAGAACAATGGCACAACCAACAGATTTAACAGGAATGCTCACAGAAGGTTTGTTTCAGCCTACTCAGCAGGCCGTACCGTCTTCTTACAGAGAGTCTATACTAGGTGCTGCACAGTCAGCAGGCACGGGACTGCGTAGAGGCATAGGCGCTCTTACTGGTGCTGATACAATGACTAACCCAGAAGCGGCTAGAGCAGCTATGCAGGGCTTAGACATTAACAACCCAGCACACCAGCCTAAGCTTCTTGAGATTGTACGCAAGTATGCTCCAGAAAAAGAATCTGCACTGGTGGCGCAGTTTGCACAGCAAGGTAGGGTTAGGGCTGAGAAAGAAAAAGCAGAAGCCACAAAGCAATCTACTTTGTTGAAAGAGCAGCAAGCAAAGGAAGGATTTGCAGATTATATTCGCAAGATAGACCCTACACTAGCTCCCTTGGCTTTATCAGGGAAACTTACACCTGAGAATATGAAAGATTTTTTGCCTGAATTATCGGACAAAGAGCGTTATAAAGTTGTAGGTAGTAATATATTTGACACAGTGGACTCTGTATTTATTTCTGGGCCACAAGGCTCTGCAAAGCTTAAAGATAATTTAATTACTGTTGATGGTAGACTATATAACATACTTGAGAAAAAATTTATAGACCTTCCTCCAAAAGCTGTTCAAATGACTAAAGAACAACAAAATTACGAAGCAGTCAAAGCAGCTAATGATGCGGCAGGGCTGACTACTCCAGTTTTTGGTGAATGGTTAGATAGAGATAAAATAGCAGACAATAGATCACCAGATAAAAAAATATGGGACGAATTAAAAGCATCTAACGATGCGGCTGGATTGCCTACAATGTCTTATGGAGATTGGTGGGATTCTAATAATGTCGAAACAGACACAATAGAGAGAACAGACCCTATTACTGGTTACACAAGCACCTCTGTAATTAATAAAAAAACAGGGGAAGTTATTAGAGACCTAGGTGTTACTGGCTTGCCTCAGTTAGAAATTGAATCATTAGAGAATGGTAAATATAGAGTTAATAATCTGACAAACGGCACTAGAGGGGAAGCCGTAAACACGCCAGAAGCTGCTCAGTTAAGACTGAAAAAGATGGAGAAGACGCAGAACGAACTATTTGCTTTAGATCAGATATTAGCTAAAACCACAAAAGCAAAAGAACTTGCTGAAGGAGAAGGCGGATTTGGTGGTGCTGGCGCTGCTTCTAAGTATGGAGAATATGCTGTTCTTTCTCGTTTGGGTTTCGGCACTGATTCAAGAGCATTAGCAAAAATTATTACAAGCTTACAAGCCAATCTAGGTTTTGACGAGTTACAAGACATGAGAAAAAACTCACCTACTGGGGGAGCTTTGGGTAGTGTTAGTAATTTAGAAATAGGTCTTTTAATTTCTGCTGTTACAGCCCTTGATCCCCAGTTAGGTGTAAAGGCGTTTAACGAGCAAATAGATTTAGTTAGAGAACATTACGATAACTTTAAAAGAAGTTTGATGGGAGTGTCTTCAAACGTAGATTATAACTCTAAAGAGTATGCTAGTTATCTAAAAACAGAAGACAAACCTAATAACCCTCTTAGCGTGATTAGTGGCGAGTTTGTGTTGCGTGATCCAGAAACAAAAGGGTGGTTTTTCACAGGTGTAAAAGTTAAGGAAACTAAATAATGTCTTTTCGAAAAGTAGTAGACCCTGACATGCTCCTAGAGTTAAATTCTGTAGGACAATCTCCAACCGCAAGCAGTACAGGTGGTATGACTTTAGTAACAGATCAGGCTATGCTTGACCAACTTAATGAGGGTTTTAACCCAGAAATAGAAGCTGTTAGGGCTAGTCAGTTGTTAGACGTAGTTGATCCTGAACCAGAAGACCCAGAAACTTGGGCAGATTGGATTTCGCCTGTATTAGAAATTGGGTCTGCACTTGCTGTTGCTGGCCCTGCTACAACAAAAGGAGCGGCTGTTGGTTCTGTATTTGGCCCTCCAGGAGCTTTTGTTGGTGGTTTAGGGGCTGGTGTTACAGCAACTACTGCTGCTGTCTATGGTAGCAGGCTTGCAGGAGAAGGCGCTGAAGCTTTAATAGAAGGTAGAGAATTCAATCCTGATTTAGCTGTTCAAGAAGCAATGGACGCTGCACAAACAGAGGCGCTTTTTAGCACTGTTTTTGGTGTAGCTTTTCCCGCAGTAAGTACTGGTGTTAAAGCAACTAGAAAAGGTTTGAAAGATAAGACTCTCCTTACTGAAAAACAAAAACAAGTTATAGTGGACTTACAGGAAAAACTAAAAACTTATAACGCTAGTTTATTGCCTTCTATGGTTAGCGACAGTAAGAAAGCTGAGATTTTGACGAACATTGCTAAAGTTTCTCAAGTAACTAAAGGAACGGTCAATAACTACTTAGATTCTTATGGCAAGTACATGGGAGAACAAGCAGAACAACTGTTGCTAAGTTTTAAAGCTGCTGGGCCTACAAAACAAGGAGAGGTTTTACAAGCCTTAATAACACAAACAGATCAAGCCTTGAGAGAAATAGTAGACCCTCTGTATAAAAACATAGACGCGTTAGGAAAAAAAGTTACTGTACGGTCTTCAGAAGCTGCTACATCTCTTGCAGATAGCTTTAAAAAAGACTTTCGCGCTAAACCAAAATACACTGACAAAGGGAAGCTTATAGAAAGCTCCTTAGTAGAATATCCAACCAGTGCTACTAAAACAGCGGTTAATTATCTTGAAACAATACCAGATGATTTATCTTTTTTTGAAGCACATAAACGACTTTCCAAAGTAAAAGCGCGTCTTAATAAAGCAATACGTTCTACTGAACAAGACCCAGACAGGATAGAAGTATTAGCCGCTACAGCAGACATGCTTAAAGAAGCAATGGACGAGGCCGCTGGTACACTAAGCCCTGCTTTGAAAAAGCAGTATGATGAAGTAACAGACATGTACAATAAAGGTAAAAATGTTGTTACTAGTACATATTTAAAAAAGGCTTTGGAAGTAAATGACCCTGTTCAAATAGGAGCTATGTTGACTGCTGATGGACTCACATACGGCATTAAAGAAGTAAAGGAACTTAAAAAACTAGCTGCTCAGTACAAAAATAAATTGCCAAAAGATAGTAAGGTAAAAGGTTTAGACGCAGACCCAATGGAAGGGATCAGAAAGGGGTTTTTAGCACAAGTTTTAAAGGTAGGGCCAGACAGTTCTATCCAGTCTTTTCAGCAACTAAGAAAAAAACTAGCAGAGCCAAAGTTTAAAGAAACTTTTGACGAGTTGTTTAAAGGAACAGCAGCACAAAAACAACTAGATACGCTGTTTGACGAGCTATCTATTTTAGAGCGTGTACAGTCTGGAGGATCTGGTTTTCAGTTAGCCGTGGCGCAGGGTGAGTTTAGTGCTGTTAGAAACCCTAAAGTGGGAATATTGTTGAAAGGTTTTATACCTTCTTTTTTAGCTTCTAGAGAAATAGCACCAAAAAACATAGAAAAAGTAATAAACATGATTAAAACAGCTAAAGCTGCCGAAAATAAAGGAGTGGTTTTGCCTAAAGGATTTGACGAAAGGCTACAGCAGTTATTAACAGGTCAAAAAGTAGGATTAGGTTTAGGAGCTTTAATTAGTCAAGCACCAGAGTAACAAAAAAGCCCTGTGCAGTCATCTACACAGGGCTTTTTTGTACCTACAACATCTACACTATCTCACACGCACCACCTACACAGGCTAACTCCTGACTCCCTGTCGTGTTGTCTTCCTGCTCAAAGTTACCTAAGTCTTCCCAATTAACCCCAACAGGCATAGCCGCTAGTAACTCCTCGTACTTCTCAGCGTCTATCTCTTCATACGGAGCTTGCTGATATACATGATCACTATAAGGCAACAGACTAATCCCACTACACAGATCAAAGTTTTCCCATATCCACTGTGCTACTTGCAGGAATTCACTATCTGTATAATATACAGTGATGCTTGGTTTATGCTCGCACCAATGGTTCTGGTAAGCCTTCCAAAGCTGTAGCTGCTGCATAGCCCCTACTTGCTTAACAGTGGTACACTTCTCTGGTGACTTCACAGGGAAGCTGAACACTGCTGACGAGGGTGACATTACGTCCTGCTCTACTGGGAATCCTGCTGCTTCCATGAAGACTGCAAGCGGGTCTTTTTTGTCGCTACGAACTCTGCGAATGTAATGCTTAGAGAAGCGAGGATGGATACCACTAGCAGAATCGACAAGCTGAGATACAGTACCGCTAGGCTTAACGCATGTAATAGCCGCAGACTGGCTAATGCCAAGCTTTGCAGCCCACTTCTCGTTAGTCTTAACAGCAACATCGCGTATTTGTTCAAGCCACTTCTCCAGGTCTGGGGAGTCACCTTTACTCAGCAGGTAGTGATCCATTATACCTGTCATGCTCACGCCCAATAGCGCCTCTTCTTCCGTGTTCTTCTTCCAGCAGTTACGCAGGTAACGGAAGTCTGTCAGTGTAGCCTGTAACGTGCCAATGATGGCTGCTACTTCTGCCTTCTTCTTCAGCGTGTCTAGGTCGTCTTCGGGACGCACTACAATCTCTGACAGGTTACAGAACTGGTTACTACGCAGGATAATCTCAGAGCATGGGTTAGTACCAAAGTCCTGCTCACTGTCACGCCTGCCGTTACGCGCTGCAATCTTCTGTGCTGCTACACGGCTAAAGATACCACGCTCACCTGCCTTGCTCTCGTACATGCACTGCATCTCTGACAGGAATGACTCAAAGTCTGGCTTCTCAGTGTACGCTACGCTGTTGTTAGCAAGCCTACGATGCCCCTCGTGTCGCCACCAGTCTCCTGACTTAGCCTTAGCCATACGAGGGTCAGAGAGGTTAGAGAGGCTGATTAGGGCTGATCTACGCACACCACCGACCACTACAATGTCAGCAATCTTACACACTACATCATGGCACTCAATAGAGGTTAGCTTGCGTCCTGCTGCCTTCTGGAATATCTCTACACAGAAGTTAAACAGATCAATCAAAGGCTCTGGCCCTGACGCACGACCGCCAAAGGTTTTCAGTCTAGCCCCTGCTGGACGTATGCGGCTCATGTCCCACTGCGGTATCTTACCAGCGTACAGCATAGCGATTAACTCACGGAACGCTGATGCCCAACCAATCTTGCTGTCACTAACAACAATAACAGTGTCTGTCTTGTGGAAAGTCTCTGCAACCTCTGGCAGCTTGTTAATGAAGTTACGCTCAACGCTGAAGCCTACGCCTGTACCGCACATCAGAACATACATCAACTCGTCAAAGCTACGCGGTGAGTCAATGTGCAGATAGCTACAGTTAAAGCCTGCTACGTTATCCTTAGCCAGTGCTTCGCCTGCTGTCATCATACAGCGCATTGAAGGCATCACATCCTGGTGCATGATAGCTTCTTTGAGCAGGTCGTAGTCTTTGCCTTTTAGCTGCTTACGGTCTTTAAAGAAGTCTACATAGCGTGTTACCGTCTCTTCCCATGTCTCTCGTCTGCTCTCCTCTGGTAGCCATCGTGCGTAGCGGCTCTTGTGTATAAACTGCTGATACTGATCCATTAGTTGTTCTCCTCTGTCACCATGTCTGTTAGTTTGTTTAAGTACCAGCCAGCCTTCTCTAAATCCTCTACCTGCTTACCTTTGTAATCATAGCGCCACAGATACTTAATGCAGTTGCCCTTGAGGTAGCCTTTGAATGCAACACTGGACATGGACTCCTCTATTGCTTCAATGCACTCTATGTTTCCTGTGTTGTAATGGTCTGGGTTGTTTACTAAGTCTTCCACTGCTTCTTCCTCTGCCATAGTCGCCCAAGGCTCTAGTCCTGTTTTCTCTGCTGATGGCTCTACTGTGCGTAGTCTGTCCCAGTCTGCTGGTGTTGCGTCATTGAGTCTCATGTTTAAAATCCTCTGATAGTTCTTCTAATCTGTCGTTGATGCGTTCACTAAACTTGTTGACTAACTCTTCTGAGCTTATATCTAATATCTCTATTAGTGTTAGTTCGTCTAGCTGCGACATCTTCTCCAATAGTTCATAGTATGTTAGAGGCATCCTAGTCTCCGTATTTCTCTCGCAAGTAGTTTATACTGACTGGCATCTCGTCACAACCACCGTCTTTAACTTCGTTGAGTATCCAGATACCTGACCAGCTTCCATTGGTCTGTGGTGTTAGATAGTCTTCGTCGTGTTGGTAGAAGATACCAGCGAATAAGCCTAGCATGTTAGTTCCATCTGCCTTACGCGCAAAAGCAACATCCCTGTCTTGAACATGTCCCATCACACACGACATATACTTCTTCTGTAGCATCAGCTTTGCACTACTGACTGGTCTGCCCATCACACCACTGGTGAAGTAGTGAGAGTAGGCAATGTCGTCAATGATAACAGGCTCTAAGAAGTCATACACTTCCCAGCCCATCTCTTCCAGCTTCAGGTCTTTAAAGCCAATTAGACCGTCTAGTTTAGGGTCTGCATTGACTGCTCTTTCTATGCGGTATTCGTGATTACCTAGAGTGAACACCATGCGAGGGTTCCAGCGTTTGTCTTTGTTGCGTATAAGACGCTGCTGCTCTTGTCTGATAGGCTCTAGGAAGGCTTCCATGCCCTGTATACCTGCTTCAATGTCGTTGCTGTAGCGTCTGCCCTCAAAGTTGCGAGTGCCGCTATCGTAGCTGCTCAGGGCTGGCATGTCCCAGTGGTCTCCGATGTGTACTATAACGTCAGGCTTCTTGTCTACAGCATACTGTCCAGCCCATCGTAGATGCTCGATAGGATTTCCAGGTTTTACTTGTGTGTCTGGTATAACTAAATGTTTAGTCATTATTGTCTCCATGATTTGCAAAAACACCGTGTAACTCTTCTCTGGCTTTTCGCACCACTTCAGCAGCCTCTTCTACGTTATAGAAATAACCTAAGTGTATACGCTCGCCACTAGCCTCTATTTCAGCCCTCCACTTCTTAGTTTGCTTGACCCAATAAACTCCTTTGTAACCACTTTTGTTTTTGCTAGAGATGTCTCTGTTCTGCGCGTTCTGTGCTGAAGTAGCGGGTCGCAGGTTTTCTATTCTGTTGTCTTTTCGATCACCGTTAATATGATCAAGAGTTTTTGGCAGATAGCCTTTGTGCATTAAAAAAACAAGCCTGTGTGCCCTATATTTTTTGTGGTTTATGGCTATTCTTATATACCCTTTTTCGGTTTCGCTCCCTGCAATCTCACCTGCTTTCACGTTATTCGTTGGTCGCGTTTTCCAGATTAAGTTACCAGTTTCTTTGTCGTACTCAAACAAATGATTCAATAAGTCTACAGTTAAATCTCTCATTTTTTACGCCTCTTACGCTCTGCGTTAGTCTTAGCAGTGTGGCACTTGTGACACAGTACCTGATACCCTTCAGCTTCGATGAACATCCTCTCAATGTAGGTGTTCCAATCTATAAAGCCTACTGCTGGGTCTACTACTGGATCTATGTGGTCTACTGCTGCGTTGTTGCGTCTACGCTTCTTTCCTTCTAGCGGTGGTAGAGTAGCTGGGGAGCCTTTGCCACACTTGGCACACTTGTAAACTCCTCTAGCCACTCTAGCCGCTGACTTGACATCGTGCTTTACACCCCACTTAGCGTGAGCCTGTCGGAGTGCAGAGACGATAAAGGAACGAAAACGTGCTTCTGTCCATCTTCCGTTATTCCTTGGTTTCATTGAAGCCCCATATCTCACCTTCGTAGCGCCTTAGCCAGAGCATCCTACCATTCTCTATCACTCTGGCCTCGTCACCATCGTACATCTCTACACACTTGTCGTAGAGTTCCTGCTCAGTAACGCAGTCCTTCAATATCTTCTCTGACTTCTTCTCGCCAATACCGTGGATGCCAATGATGTTGTCAATCCTGTCACCCATCAGTATCTGGCGGTAGAAAAAGCGTAAGCCTTCCTCTGGCTTAACATAGTACTTGCGTTGTTTAACAAAGTTATAATGCCAACCTGGAATCTGGTCAAAGTCCTTGTCTAAAGAGACCATGATGGCTTTATCACCGTGTGTGGTTCCTGCTATAGCTATGGCATCGTCTGCCTCTTCTCCTTCAGTAACTACAGCAGCCCACTTGTCGATAAGGTGTTGACGCAGTGCTTGGATGTGTACTGGCTTTTCCTTATCCTTGCGGTTTCCTTTGTACTCAGCAGTAACGGCATATTCCTTGCGGAAGTTTCCTTTGCCAGTGAGATACAGAACATAGTAGTCTGCTTCCTCGTCTACGTTGAGTTGCAACAGGATGTCGGAGATAAAGCCGTCGATGGTACTAACGGCTGTCTTCTCTGATTCATCGTTACATGACCAACCTATGCGATAGACTAGAATGTCTGCATCAATTAGGATCACAATGCTTCGCCCAAGTCCACATCAGTAGTCTCAGCGTTGCCGCCATAGGGGATTAGGTCAGTGACCACTAGCTTCAACAGTGAAGGGCTACGTCCTGCCTGTCCTGCTGGAGATTTCCAGTCATAGTAGCTTACTACTGCCTTGGCTTTAGAGCCGTTGCCTACTAGGATACCTTTGATCTCAGCACCGTCAGTGTCGTAGATGCGGATAGGGTGGCTAGACTTTGCAGTGATGAAGTTTCCTTGTCCGTCTTTTTGTCTTACGTTCAAGCCCATCATCTCCAGAGCCTCTGTTGCTGCTTTGGATAGGTTAGCTAGGTCTACTTGGTACTTACCTGACATGCGGTTTACTTCAGTCAGGCTAGACCACATCATATCTGCTGCTATTGTTACTGGTTTTGCTTCGCTCATACTAATTACCTCTTTGGTTGTTTTAGATCACAACTGATCTACATATATTATACCACGAATGGTACGGATTTGTCAATGCGTCTCTGCCCAGTTATTACCTACGTTGTATTCAGCATCAAGAGGGCAGCGCAGGTCTAACACATCCCCTGCATTCCTGATGGCTCGTACTGCTGCTTTGCCTACTACATCAGCAAAATTCTCTGGTACTTCTATCTGAAATTCATCATGCACATTAGCCACTAGCTTGTGTGGAATGTCGTATTGGTTAAGTGACTCTGACAACAACACCAGAGCCTGTTTCATCACAACAGCACCAGCACCTTGCAATAGCGTGTTTAGTGCAGCGTGTTCGCTCCTGACTCGTAAGCGTCTGCCGTCCAAACCAGGAAGTGTGCCGCCTGTTGAGTGTGTTGCTACCTTCTCTCGTAACTTCGCCAGTGCTGGTGTGTTGCGTAGGAAAGAGTCTATAAGCTGCTGACCCTCTCTGTAGCCACCGCCTACTATCTGACCTATCTTGGCTGCACCAGCGCCATACAAGAAAGCGTAGATGAATGTCTTGGCTTGGTTACGATCTGTAAGCCCTGCTGCTTTCATGTTAGCTGTGTGGATGTCACCGCTTAGTATTTCGTTGGTGTATCTCTCGTCGCGCATGTAGTGTGCAAGCATGCGTAGTTCTAAGCCACTGGCATCACAGCCTATTAGTTTATGTCCTTCAGGCACACACCAGAATGATCTACACTCTTTTCCATACGGTGCAGACACTGATGGCACTTGTGCTAGATTAGGGCTGTGGTGCGTCATACGGCCTGTTACAGCACCGTTGGTGATAACCCTGCCGTGTACCCTGCCATCTTTCTCATGGGTTAGCCAAGAGTCTATCTGTGCTGCTCGCTTCTGCAACAACAAATACTCGTATATCGTCTTAGCCTCTGGTATGTCAATGCCTTCTAACACCTTCTCATTGACGATGATAGCGCCCTTCTCAGTTTTCTGTTTGAACTTAACGCCTACACCTTCCAGCCTCTCTGCAATCTGCTTGCGAGAGCCTACGTTAAACTCTGTCACCTTGTCCTTCAGTCGCTTCCCCGTCTTCTCGCTCCAGCGTTCCTCCACTATTGGTGGAAACACTTTCTGTAGCTGCTCCGTTATCTGTCGCATCTTGTGGGTTATGTCCTGCCACAGCAAAGTTGCTTGCTCTACGTCTAGCATGAAGCCGTTGCGCTCCTGTTGAGCCGTAATGATAGCGACCTTCTCTTCTAAATCTACGCATTGTTGTGAAAACCCCTCACGCTTCAGTGTGTCAGTTAAGTGCTTGTACAGTCTAGTAGTCAGGGCAACATCCTGCCTGCAATACTCCACCATCTCGTCAGACAGTCCACCATCGTAGTCGTGGAAGTCTATCTTGTGGTCGCCAAAGCGTTTACCCCAAGAGTCTAGGCTGTGGCCTCCTTCCAGTGATGGGTTGTATAGACGCGACATCACCAATGTGTCACGCTGCTTTGGTGTTGGTATGTGCAGGTTCCACTGCTTCAGTAGCACTGGCGCATCAAAGCCTACAAGGTTGTGGCCTATAACGCCTGATGCCTGACTAATCAGAGGCGCTAGAGTGATAGCACTATAATGCTCTAACATCTCTCCAGTCTCTACGTCCTGAGTTACCACTACCCAGATATTGTCGTGGCTGGTGTTTGTTTCTATATCCAGCGTAATCAACATAGTATTGCCTCGTTGCATTGTCTGTGTTGCTGTGTCTGTCATACGGGTTAGTATAGGCTGTCTGTGCCTTGCTCTCTTGCTGTTCAGCTATCCAGCTTCCAATCTTGCTCATATTCTTGACTCTCCATTACTGTGTCTGATTCTGACCTTAAATCTTCGCGGTCAATGGTGTCTATGTCGTCAGTGTAAAAGTAGCAATCATTGCACATATCTAAGTATTCTCCGCTGATTGCAGATTTCCTGGTGGACTCAAAGTCCGATAAAGCCTTGTTACACGCTACGCATCTCATTACAGTCCCTCTTCTCTGATTTCTGTCATTCTACCTGTTGTCTGGTCGAATAGCAAGCCACCTGCCCTACCTGTAGTGCCACAAAAGCGGTTCTTCAGTACCCTGACATGGGTGGTGTTTCTCTCTGTAGGATCGTCAGCCTGTCCGTTCCTCTCCAGCCCTATCACCATGTCTGATAGCTGTGCAATGGACGCAGAGCCTCTGAGTTGTGACAGACTGCTGGCAGCGCCTTCTTCGTGGCCTTTGCCGTCTGGTCGCTTCAGGTGGCTAACCATAAACAATGTTATGCCAGTCTCTTGCACTAGCATTCGCAGCTTGGTGCAGATTTCATCCAGAGCCTTGCGCTCGTCACCGTTGCTCTGCGCTGATACAACAATACTAACGTGGTCGAGGAACAAAAACTTAGTGTCTAGCGCCTTAGCCATGTAGCGACAACGTGCAATAATGTTATCAACACTGGTGCTACCAAAATGATCAAACAGGTAGAGTCTGTTAGTGCCCATGGTAGTCTCAAACGCCTCCCATCGCTCCTCCTCTGTACTCTCTACGTCTGGCAGGTGCAATGGCTTGTTAGCTGCTAGAGACATTAGCGACAATGCAGTCTTTCGTGCATTCTCCTCCAGAAACAGCAGACCAATGTTCTCCTCAGAATGCTTGAGAATATGCCACACAATCTCTCTGACAAACTGCGACTTACCCAGTCCAGAGCCAGCGGTGATGGTGACTAACTCAGCCTCTCTGATGCCGTAGGTTAGTTTGTTTAAACTCTCCCACGGGTACATCACAGCAGACTTCTCCACTGGTCTGTTTACCTCGTCCCAGAGACTAGCGCCATTGATGATGCCATCTGGTACAAACTTCTCTGCTGCCCAGAACGCTGCTGTAAACTCTCTAACATCATTGGCCTTCAGGTAGTCACAGGCATCCTTGTGTCCGTTGGTGTGCTTCACAATAGCTGACTTGCCACCAAATAACTCTGCAACCTCTCGCGCTGCCTTTGTACCTGCCTCGTCTGCGTCAAAGCATATAACTATCGCCTCAAAGCTATCCAGATACTCGTATGCCGCCTTGCAGTCTTTCAGCGCACCGCCAGCACCATTCCTGACACTGACACACGGATACTTACTGCCTTGCATCTGATATGCCGCTGCTGCGTCAAACTCACCCTCACAGATGGTGATGTACTTCCCACCGCCATTGAATAACTGCTGACCAAACAAGCCAGTGCCTGTCCAGTTACCGACATTGTAGAAGTTTTTGTCTGGCAGTCTGATCTTGGCTGCTATGGGTACATTGGCATCTGCCGGGTCATGGTAGGAGAAATAGGTTCTGTCTGCTTGATCCAATATGCCATAGGTTTTGGCTGTCGCTGTCGTTAAACCTCTATCGACAATGGCTTGGTAGTTGCCTGTCGTTAGTGTTCTCTCTACTGCACTAAAGTTTGGTTTAGCCTTTGGCTCAGTAGACACTGGCACAGAGATATCCCAAGTCTCCTCACTGACTTGGCTGCTGGGCGTGTATTTATGACAACTGTGACAGAATGTACTGCCGTTGTCGTTAATCTGTAGCGCATCGCTACTGCCGCAGTCTGGGCATGGTTGATGGATTTTAGCCACTATTCTATCTCCTCGTAAACTCTGCCATAGCTGATCAGCATAAAGGGCAGCATCAATAACACACCCTCAAATGGCATTGTGTAAGTCTCCTCAGTGTCTTTATTAAAACACCACACTGGGCGGCTGTCGGAAAATTCCAGGAAAATACCGCAACCATTAATCAACTCTATATTTAGACTTCTATTAAATAAAATCATTGTTCTTTATCTCCTTTGTGAAAAATCATGTCGTACTCTGCACTCTCAGCGATAAATCTAACAATCACTGCTGGGTGGACTTTGTAGAAGCTAGCGGCCTCTGTCAGACTAAACACACCATTGCTGATGTCTGCTGCCGCCTTAAACACTGCCTGAACCTCTGGGTCCATTGTGCCATTCAACATATACTCTTTAAAAATCATAACGCCCTCCTTAACCATTCTGCTGATGTAGCCTCTGCATCTGTCTCGAACACAGGCCAAATAACGTGTACTCTCTTGCGACTGATAAAATGCTCATCTGTCACTGTGTCGCCAGTGCCTACCCTGTTGCGTAGTGTTGATGGCGAAAAATTAACCAGTTTGGCTAACTCGTTCATAGTATACAGTTTCCCCGCCACAAGTCTACTGTCTGTGGTTCCATTGCGAAAATATCTAATTTTACGTCCCATCTTTAAAACCTCTTAAATTTATGATAAAATATTACTCTATAGTTTGTTAAAGCCCTTTAAAGCCCAGTAAAATATCTTTTATTATTTCTACTATAATACTCCCTATCGCGCTTTAAAGCTGCTTCAACTCTCTTTTGTTGTTCTGCTGCCTTCTTTCGCGCCTCTGCCACTATCCAAGGAGACTCTGGAGTCTCTATAGTCTTTATAGGCGCTTGTCCGTCATAGTCCTCACTCAGCAGGTAGGCGTTAAAGTCGCTAATATAGCCTAGTTTATCCTCTGTTCCGTCGAATTCTTTATCCCAAACATCTGTTACTCTACATGGCATTATCATTGCATAGCCTCCCAATCAGCAGCGGTGAAACCTGTCATAATAAACTCTCTTTCATCTCTTGTTAGCAATGGCATGGCCTCTTGAATTAGCATACCTCTCTCCCATTGCGCTATTTGTAACTCCGTTACATCAATATCCATTGTGTTAAGCATGCCCGTTAAAGGGCTAGTTTTAGTGATTATCATTGTTAAAGCCTCTCTCTAATTGGTTAATAATTACTCTGTCTTTTATGGCCTCTACGACCCTTGCACTGGCACGATAGGGCATTGACTGCACAATGTCAACAAACTCTGCCAGCGCCTCTGTACGGGCGTTATTGTCCTCAATATCTGTAAAATCTAAGCCCTCTCTCATGCGTCACCCCATTGCTGCGCCATTGCATCTGCAATGCCTTGATACGTCTCTGATCTGATTTTCCAGCGGTCAGCACTGGGCGGCAGCATGTGAATACGCTGCGCTTCTTTTTTAGGCAATGTACGCCACAGCGCCTCTACATCATTTGTGGCTGTAAGCGGTGGCAAATTATGTAACCATAGCCCCGTCTTTTTACTCTCAGCATGGCCAAACTGGTACGGCTGAACATATTGCGTAGGCTTAATTGGTAACACTCCTACGGGGTTCTCAAATGCTACCTTTGGTGCATGTTTTTTTGCATGCTCAAATAGTGCCAGCGTCCATTCTATCGCCTCTACCCTCTCGCTATTCTTTGGCATTCCAGTGCCATACCAGCGATTTCCCGACACTGCCAGCGCAGTGCATGGTGGGTGCATAATAATTAAATCCCAGCCCTCAGCTATAACAGGCCAGCAATCCCCAGTGTAATGATATTGGCTATCGTCATCTGCTGGCAATAAATCGCAGCTATAGGCATCATGCCCCAGCGCCCTAAATGCTTCTCTTACCTTTCCCGAATACTCACACGCTATTAATACTTTCATGGTTCTGCCTCTCTCTATTGGTTAAAAATAGGGCTTCCTTGCCCATTGATTTATTTTATCGGGTAGCTTCGTAATCAGAGTCCCAAGCCTCTCCTACTTCATTGGCTGAATAGTCTCCGATCCTTTCGTCGCCATCATTCCAATTATTAACAAAAAACCATGCCTCTCTCTCTGCGTCTTTATAGAGCATAATATACGCTGTATCACAGGCTTCGGCAGCCTCCTTAGCTGCTTTATATTTACTGCCTTTGTAGTCTATCTCTACGCCATCGCCCCAAACTTCCAGAGTGTAGCCTTTGTTTATTGCCCATTTTATCAAGTGTAAGTGTGCCTGTTGCATTGTCTTTATACCTCTATTGGTTAAATGTTCCGCAGCATTTGACAACATTCTCCCCAATGGTTCAACCTCCCCGGTGCTATAATGTGACCAGAACCAGGATTTGGGTCACGTTTTAGTCTCTGCTCTCTCTCTATCGTCTCTCTATCGTCTCTCTGTTGTCTCTCTGTTGTCTCTCTATCGTCTCTCTATCGTCTCTCTGTTGTCTCTCTATCGTCTCTCTATCGTCTCTCTGTTGTCTCTCTATCGTCTCTCTATCGTCTCTCTGTTGTCTCTCTATCGTCTCTCTATCGTCTCTCTTTTTACTCT